CGCCAACCATTTCAACACTAACGGGTTTAGGTGGGGCCTGAATATCAAAATCAACAATGGCAGGGGCAGACATCGCGCCAGCGGCATTGATAGAACGAACTTCGGCACGATAAGAACCGCGTACCAAACCTGACAGCTCCACTCGCTGAGCGGGGGTTGGTATTTGAATTGACTGAATTACCTTACCGCTTTCAATAATGTTTACCGTGTTATAGCGAACATCTGCAGCAGCTGATTGCCAGCTCAAATAACCTTGAACGACTTCACCAATATTTGTGGCCACAAAGGCAAGGTTAAGCGGTGGCGCAACACCGCCAGTCGGTAAAACAGTGAATGGAGGTCGCACGAAAGGCTTGCCTATAATATCTTCATAAATATAAGCCCTGTCCTCCTCGAGGAGAATATCAACGCCCTCTTGCGGGTGAAACTTCCATTCTGCAACCCGACACTCAAAATTTTGAATGCCAATATGGGGCAGATTTAATAAAGCAACATCTCCTGGTCTATACGCGTACCCCACATTTCAACTTTGACATTAGGTACGCCATAGGGGAATTTTTCAGCATCGTATTTAAGTGTTAGCCGCAACCATGCTAAATTTTCGCCGATCATGTCATCTTTCCATGATGGAGCATGTTTCAATAAGTACGGGTCACTTGTTGTGCGCCCGTTATGAAACTCGTAGCTGACCTTGTCGCCAAAGGTTTCTATCAAATCATCATTTAACCAAATGCGGCCAATTTTATGTATCGGGTGGGCTGCGAGTGCAATGGCCATAAATAAACGTTCGCCATCTGTTTGGTCGCCCTTTTCTTCTTCTGCAAAAAAGAGGAGACCAGAGCATACCGTTTTACCTACAACAACGGTCTCTGGTGCCACCGCAGAACGTAACATTTGTTTACGTTCTGATTGGTCACGATAACGCATCGATGGCATTTTTTCTTGAAAAATAAACGTGCTAGCCGCTTGTACCGCAATACCAGCAACAATTAAAGCGGTACCTAACCCGCCTGTTGCCATAACACCTGCGATCATTAAACCCGCAGAGACGATATTAGAGACAACTTTACCCATTACTCAACTCTCCACGCTTTAATAGGTTTATGATTAACTGGTCGCGCGCCGTCCTCAGTGACAGCCCATATTTTATTGGCCCATAACACACCAAGGGTTTTGCCGTCGTCACCATCAAACATGACAATATCGCCACGTATCGCTTTATCTGGCGCTATTTCTTGAAAAAAGCCTAAAAGGCCAGTTTCCAGATCCCCGAACTCGGACTTTAAAACTCGCATAGCCCCTGATTTGGTTTTGTATCTGCCTCGAGCCTTTTCTGCGATATCAACACCACACACTGCAATAGCGCAATCAGCAGCAAACAAGCAGCAATCATGCTCCCCCCAAACAAACGGCTTTTGCATGGCTTGGCGTAAGGTTTCAGGTAGTTGAGTTGTCCAATTTGGGTGTCGCATTTGCTGATCTCCAGACGTAAAAAAACCCGCCGAAGCGGGTCACTGAGTAACATTCAATTTTTTGAAGATTTTACTTTTTAATGGGCTCGTCCATTTTTTTCAACTCTTCAAGTAAGGACTTGTTACGTTCACTTATATTTCTAAGATTGCACTCTATTTCTTTTTCTTTGTCCTTGAGTTGCTCTGCAGAATAATTCAATGCTAATTCATCAATAGACTCAACACTTTTATTACTTAAAGAGCTAATTTTTTCATCGCTATATTTAGGGCAACCATCGTACCAATATTCTTTATTTTTATTAGTATCAGCGAGAGATAACATTGGAAAGAATATAAATAGATAAAAAATATATTTCACTGAATTCCCCTTTATTAATTAATAATAGAATAACGCTTTATTTGTAAACAAAAGTTGGTGCATCCTTTTTGCTTCCCCAATAAATGGCTCGCTCTGCCATTTGGGCAACATAACGAAATATCCTATCACCCTTGTGCCTTTTAACCCAAGATTCATCGGTAAATCTATCAGGCAAACCATTTGACCACCGCTCAAAACGATTCGATACAGTGACAGAAACCTCATTTAAGTTTCCAGTAGACACACCAATATTAGAAATTTGTCCTGCAAAAATAATTTCAGCTAAACTTGGTTTGCCATCTTTATCCAGTGCTATCAGCATGATGCTGACATTCCTGCCGCGGCTACGTTCATTCATAACATCCGCAACTAGTAAAGAATCAAAACCAGAAAGAGAAAGGATTAATTGTTGAGGGCTTGTTGAGTTATTTTCTGTTACCGGTTCAATCTTCCCCAAAGAGCCCACACCTTGGTACACCTCACCCGCTATAATTAAATTACCGATTCCTGTATGTGCCCTTGTCGTGCCTGATTTTAGTTCTAGCCTTGCTGCAATAACTAATTCAGCCCCATTATTTAAACCAGTTGCACCTATAGCTTTACAATTCACAAGTGGTTTTAAAGCAGCAGGAAGGTCACCAACCTCCCCCCATTTGACAACGGTGCCAGCAGGAAGCATGGCGTACTCTGGCGAAGATTTTTGTTCTGCCATAATATCTCCTAATTTCAATATGTTAATTATCTAATTCGATACAAAGCGTCTCTAATCTCTGTAGCAAGAATATTGAGAACAGCTTGTTTGTTGTAATCCAATGCTGGACGTATAGACATTGCCTCCGCTTTGGCCCATACATCAGTGACTTTTACTAACTCTGTCTTAGATTCACCAAATTCGTCTCTGATTTCTTCAGGGCGTGATAACGCAATACGTTTATTGAGTTCACCGGCTTTCATTCGGTCACCTAAAGATTAATGAATCGATAAGGCTCAAGTAATGCTTTGAACCCAGCCGACATTGCCGTCGTTTCCCTGCTTTCATAAAAGTGACCAACCGCAAGCATAATGGCCAATTCAATATCATCAGATATCAACAAACCGTCGGGATCAGTTTCGGGAATATTTTCATCATAAAGCGTTCTATTAATGTAATTCTCAGCCCGTTTTTTAGCGGCTAATGCATACGTCATCAATAAGTCATCTTCTGCTGAATTATCATCATCAATTCGACACTGGGCTTTAAGCTTTTCAATTGTTGGAAATGGCATAAATCCCCCTTAAAACCTGCGACCATTCCAGATCGCAGGTACAAAAAAACCGCAATTAAGCGGCACCTGACTGACTAAATACAACCTAAAAACTATTTTGCTGCAGCTTTACCGACTAACGCTTTAATTGCTGAGGTATCTTCAAGTACGCAGTCAAAGCGGTGGAAAGCTAAGAACGCAGTTTGGTCATATTCAGCATAACGCTCAACTAAACGCTTCAAGGTCATGTGCGTCACACGACGCAAAATGAATCGGTCAAAGTCACCGCAGAAGATGAATTTTTTACCCGCTTCCATTTTATCAATAGCCTGATCAACCACATATTGCATACCTAAGATAGTCGAAGGAGCAACACCGGCAATCGATGGCAACCAAAGTGGGCGCTTTTGTGCATCCTCCATTTCTTTCAGATTTTTTAATGTGTCATCGTTGAACGCTAAACGGAACTTAGGCCCGTTACGGTAAGCAGGATCAAGCTTATGAGCTAACGCGTTGATGTCTTTCCAGCCAAATGCCGCTGATGCCTCAACCGTGCCAGTGACGGAAGCATCCAGACCTTTAGGTTGTAACGGAGTTCCCGCGCCAGTACCTTTGACTAAATATTTAGCTTCACCACGACCAATACGTTGAGCGATACGACTGCCTAAGTAAGCTTCAATGCTTACACCGCTATCTTGAAGAAGCTCATTTGAAACACGAATAATTTTAGACGAAAGCTTTTTCGCCCCCAAAATGGCGGTGCCAAACTCAACATCTTGCTCACTGGCCGCCGTGTTTTCGCCTAATAGTTCCCCTTCTTCCTCAGTACCATCCGAAGTGGACCACGTAATATCTTGACCATTTGAGGTATTTAAGATTTGAGCGACACTCGCAATACCACCGTACGCTTTCATCTGGTCGATAATTTTATTCAGCATTTGAGTTGGTACTGTGTACCCCCCTTTTTCATCAGGAGATGTACCTTGAGCACGAAGTTCTTTCAGGGCTTGCTTTTCCTCTGTCGACAGCTCACCAAAACCACTACGTACAAAGCGATCAAAAGCCAAGTTGCGGCGTTCAACTTTTGCAGCCTCTGGGTCATTTTCGGGGTTGTTGCGCTGTTCTTGCTCATTATCATCAACAAACTCCTGGTCTAACGAACGAAGCTGCTCTTCGCGCTTAATCTGCTCATCCAATTTTTCCAGCTCAGTATTAGCCTTGTTCCATTCAGTACGTTGCTCTTCCGTCATCATGCCTTCACCCACTTTTTCATGGATTGCACGCATTTCTGTCGCGATAGTGTTACGTTTTTGTTTTAATTCATGAAGCTTCATAGTCATAGTATTACCTTATGCATTGAGTAAAGTTAAAAGGCGCTCACGCGCTAATTTCTGATTGATGGCTTTTTGCAGGTCACCACTGTTACGGGCTTCTTTCCAAGCTTCCATTGAGCGGACTGCGGCGCCTGCATCTTGATAGGCGGGATACGTTACGGGGCTAACATCAAATAAACGTGAAACCTTATGAATTTCACGAATAATTACCCCCTCACCATCTTGGTACCAATCCTCGCCATCGCGAGCGACTCTAAAAGCAAATGAGCTTTGATTGATATCACCTCGCTGCATCGGAGCGAGTACTAAATCACGGATAGTTTGGGTGTCAGGCGCAGTAATGTCATAGACCAAACCACGTTCACTGACGCTTAACGAAAGCGTACCTGCTGCGGTTCTCCCTAAAATATAGTTAGGATCATGATTGAATAACCCACGAACATCATCTTTAAGTACATCGTCGAAAGCGCCCGGCTTAATAATTTCTTTAAACCCGTACATCAATTCAGAACGTGAATCGAAAACAGAGCCCAACCCGATGATATGGGTGGGTTTATTATCCTCTCCTGGTTCTGCTCTAACTTCGCCTACATAGCAGCGTGTTTCTTGATTACTGCTCATCATTATCTCCTTTGGGTTTTTCT